CGCATGGCGATGAGTCGGTCGAGTTGCAGGACGGCTCGAAGATCGAGTTCCGCACCCGCACCAAGTCGGGGTTGAAAGGCGTCGACGATGTTGCGCTGCTGGTTTTGGACGAGGCTCAGATCCTGAGCGAGTGGGCGCACGGAACGATGGTGCCGACCCTTCGGGCCTCTACTGCTCCTCATGGGCCGCAGTTGGTCTACGCCGGCAACGCCCCGGACAAGGAGAAGGACGACCACGCGATTGTCTGGACCCGAGTCAGGGAGCGCGGCGTCGAGTGTGACGACGAATCGCTGGTCTACCACGAGTATTCCCTCGACTTCGACACTCCGGACGAGGTGCCAGAGGATGTGGCCCGTGACCCGGAGACTTGGCGGAAGGTGAATTGGGCGATGGTGCGCGGGCGTATTCAGGAAGCCCACATGCAGAAGGAGGCTCGAGCATTGGGCTGGCGGCAGTTCATCACCGAGCTCCTGAACGTCGGGGACTATCCCGATACTGATCTGGTCGGGAACTCGGAGATCAGCGATTTGGCTTGGGCTGATTGCGAGGATCCGGAATCGGTGCTTCAAGACCCGGTCTGCATTATGTTCGAGGTGTCACCCTCTAGGCGTTCCACGATTAGCGCGGCGGGGTTCAACCAGCACCGCAAGAAGCATGTGGAGGTAATCAACGATCGGGAGGGGACGGCTTGGCTTCCTGAGCGGCTGGCGGAATTGTGCGCGAAGTGGGAGGTGGTCGAGGTTCTCTGCGATGGTTTTGGACCCTCCAACATGATTGCCGCCAGGGTCGAGGAGCAGACCGGGGTGAGCGTCCGGCGGTTGAAATCGGGTGATTTCGTGGACGCGTGCGGCATGTTCGCCGCCGAGGTTGAGGAGCGCACTCTCGTTCACATCGGCCAAGACCAGTTGACGACTTCTGTCCGGGGTGCTCGCACGAGGCCGCTTGTCGATCGGTGGGCGTGGTCGCGGTCGAAGTCACGGACGAACGCCGGACCGCTCATCTCCTGCTCGGGTGCGTTGTGGTCGATGGTCGACCGCGATATCGGTAACGACGGCGGATTGGAAATCTTCTGATGACCGGGCCGTGTGGTATGTACCTAGAGATCCCCGCGGGATCATGCCCCTAATGGGAATTCTTCAGCGCATCAGCGAGCAGATCACCGGTCCTATGTTGCGGCGCGACGTTGCACCACTCGAGGGCACGAACATGTCGCTGTGGAACTCTGTGATCCCGAACTGGTGGACGCAGGAAGGGTTGAACGCGGCCGGGAAAGCGTATTGGCCGGGGAATGGTCTGCTTGCGGAGCGGACGTGGATCACGAACCGCTGCCTGCAGATGAACTCGCAGCAGATCGCCTCCATGCCTTTGAGGTTTGAGGCTCCGAATGTGTCCGCTGATGGTGAGCCGTTGTGGGTGTCGAACCCTGACCCGCTCTATTACCCGAACGGCATCTCGAGCCTGCTCAGGGGGTTGATCCGCGACTACTACGCGTGGGGGTGGGCGCTGATCTTCGTCACGTCGCGTTACGCGGATGGGTATCCGCGCACATTCACGCGCATCCCCGCTTCGCGCTGCGAGCCGATGTGGGACAACGAGGGCGGCGGCAAGTTGTACAAGATCGGCGGCGTTCCACTCGACCCCGCCAACATCATCCAGATCGACCGCGATTGCGGTGACGGATGGCTCGCTCATGGGTATAGCGCGATCTGGTCGTACGCGCAGATGGCCTGGGGACTCCAAGCGGCGGGGAATCAGGCGATGGACGTGAACCAGGGCGGCGTCCCGAAGGCCGTGCTGAAAGTTGTCGACCCGAACCGGAAGCTCGACTCGACGCAGGCCGAGAATCTGCAGACGCAGTGGATGACAAGGACGCAGGCCCGGAACGGTGCGCCGCCGGTCATGCAGTACGGACTCGACTTCGAGGTACTCGGATGGTCTCCGAAGGACATGGCGCTCCTCGAGACGCAGGACTTCAACGCGCTTGCCCTCGCCACAGCGTTCGGGATCCCTGCCGTGCTCATCAACATGACAGTCGGCGGCGGGAGGGGCAACTCGGCCCTCACCTATCAGACGCCGGCGATGGTCGGGGATCAGTGGTGGCGTTACGAGCTCAGACCCACGGCGAAGGCGATGGCCGACGCCCTTACGGCGCAGTGTCTCCCGTCAGGGCAGTGGGTGTGGTTCGACGCGGCCGATACGTTCCTGCCGTTCGAGGGCCAGGAGGACAAAGCACCGGGTCCGCTCGCTACTTCCGAAGACGATCCGCAGGCGGCGGCAGGGGCCAAGGATCAAGTTGCCGCGTTGCCGTCGGCAGCCCAAGCTTCACCAGCGCAAGCCAGTGGCGCTCCGCGCCTCACTGCGATAGGAGGGACTAGATGATCGACGTGCCGGAAGAGGCCACGCAGAGCGGACGCGAGGTGCTCGTCCGCACGTTCGCCGTGGCAGAGCAGGAACTTGACGGCCGGACACTTCATGTTCGTGTCGTGCCGTTCGATGAAGTAGCGACGGTCGCGGACCCGCCAGACTTTCGCCCGTACAAGGAACAGTTCATGCCGGGCGTGTTCAGGGAGCAGGAGAGGGCAGCGAACAGGATCCGTCTGCGGTCAGACCACGCCGCGATCGACGACCACGGCAGTCGCAAGTCAGGACTTGCGGGTGTCGTCGGCAACGGCGTCAGCCTGCGTGAGACGGCGGGCGGTGTCGAGGCTGAGTTCCGGTTCCTCGAGGATGTCGAGTCCGAGAAGGCCCGCGAACTTGTCTCCTCGGGAGGCTATGACGGCGTCTCCGCAGAGTTCCTGCCGAAGCCGCGCGGGACGATTATCGCGGCTGATGGGACGAAGCAGCGGGTCAGGGCGCATCTCGATTCGGTTGCGCTCGCGATCGGTCCCGCCTACTCGAAGGCCGAGATTCTTGCGCTGCGTCAAGGGGACGCCGAGATGGAGATCGACGAGACGCTGCTCTTGCCGCCCATCAACCACGAGCTCCTCGAGCGATGCGCCGATCTCGGCATCGACCTTCCCGAAGGTATGGCGATGCTGCTCTCGCGCGCCTACACGGACGCGAACTGGGACGGAAGCGCGTCACGCTGGGATACTGCGGAGGCGTACTGTTCCGCTGCAGCCATCGACCTCAACCCCACCGGCAAGCCGAAGACGAAGGACAACTGCCATCTTCCGTACAAGGAGCCAGGGAGCGGGACTATTAACGTCAACGGTGTTCGTGCAGCTCTCGCCCGGATCGGTCAGGGCGACCCGCAGGATGCAACGCAGGCGCAACGCGACGAGGCTCGCGTCCGTCTGGAGAAGATCCTTCACTCGTTTAACTCCACGACAAGCTAGAATCGTGGAAGACCGCACTCGGCACACCCCGCAATGGGCACCCCGGCTAATCCGGCACCCCCGACAATCGGCACCTGTCTCGCGGTCAGGCAATGTCAACCACAAGTCGGAGGTGAGGGCATGAAGCCCACAACCACTCAGGCGGAACGCCGTCTCGAGACGCTTCTCGACGAGCGCCAGATCATCACGGAGAAGTGGGAGCAGCTGAACGCTGCGATCAACTCGCGTGACGAGAAGGCTCTCAACGAGACCGAGCAGGAGCACATCATCATGTACCGCGAGCGTGTCGCGGAGATCGACGCCGAGACGACCACGCTCGCGGCGGACATCCAGTCCACCCGTGAGGCCATCGCGAACGCGGCGGCGTTGCGGCGCGTTATGGCAGGAAACGACGAGGGCGTCGAGGAGGTCGACGGCGAGATCGTCTACCGCGACTTCGCCGCGTACGCTCGCGACACTATCCTCTCTCGCGGCTCGACCGAGTGCGCCAAGATCGCCCAGATGGCTGGCGGCGAGGAGGAGTCACTCAAGGCCAGGGCGCGTCTCGAACTGCTCAAGAGGACGCCGGCGAACACGCTTTCGTCGAATGTCGGCGGCCTGCAGACCCCGCAGTACCTAGACCAAATTTTCCAGATCATCAACAAGAACCGGAATCTGGTCAACTCCGGTATGCGGACCTCGCTGATGCGCGGGACGCTCACCTACCCGAAGGTCACCACTCGCCCAGTCGTTGCGGTGCAGGCCAGCCAGAAGACCGAGGCAGGCAACACCGGAATGGTTGTCGACCTCGTCACGCAGACCGCTTCCACCTATCTTGGTGGCGGCGACCTGTCGTGGCAGGCGATCAACTGGACGACCCCGGACGCGCTGTCGCTGTGGTTCGATCTGGCGGCGGCGGACTACGCGCTGAAGACGGAGCAGGACGCCGCCACGGCGGTCACGCAATCTGCCGAGTCGTATGCCATCACGACGAGGTTCGGAGCGACTGGAACCTTCACCGAGGCGATGACTGCGATCGGTGCCGGTTACGCCGCCGTGTTCGCGAACAGCGGACGCGTCGCTGACACGCTCTACCTCGCCCCGGACAGGTTCGGCTACTTCCTGGGTCTCACGTCCAACGCGTTCACGCAGTTTATGAGTGTGAACGGCCAGAACATCGGTCCGTTGAACATCGTGATCTCGCGTGGGCTCGACGCAGGCACGATCATCGTCGGCGACTCCGCCGGCCTGCTCGTCGCAGAGACTGCCGGTGCTCCGGTCGAGCTCCGCGTCGTGGAGCCGGCGATCGGCGGTGTCGAGGTCGGCATCATCGGAGCGTTCGAGGCCGATGTCGTCGACGATGGTGCGTTCTCACTCATCACGACCGTCTCGTAAGACAATAAACGCTAGGAGGGTCCGGCGTCCAGTCCGGACCCTCCTAAAACCGAAAGGGAAACGGATGGACATTTCAGGAACAGAGTCAGGAACCCAGGAGAACGCCGGCGGGATGCCGGCCGGTCCCGAACCGTACAACCCCGCGGGCCAGGTAATGCCCGTCGACGGTGGCCCCGGCTCAAGTCCCACACCCGCGCCAGGGGCGATCGCGTCTGCCGGCCCGGACGAGTACGTCA